GGGTTTATACAATCCAGAGTACGCCATAAATATAACTGTACCAATATAGGTATTTAGGGTGTCCGTAAAGAATTTTATTGAACTTATCGCCAAGAATGGCGGTATGGCAACTTCAAACAACTTTAAAGTTAAGTTTTTAAATCCTCCTGTTAGGATTCCAGAGTTGGATGTACTAACAGAGCATATGTGTAGTGAAGCACAGCTCCCAAACATCAACACTGCTCAAGGTAATATTACTGGATTGTATGTTGGTTCTGGATCAGTTCCGTATGCACATACTCGTGTGTTCACGGAAATTCAGTTGGGATTTCAACTTGATGCTAATTTAGGTATGTTGAAGTTTTTGAATGCTTGGAATGATTATATTTTTAATGGATCATATAACGGTATGGCATTTAACACTAAAAATCAACCTATGGAGGCAGCTTATGGTTCATATAAACGCAAGAATAGGACAGTTAGACTAAATTACCCAGATTATTATATGTGTGATATTGCTATAAGTAAGCAAGAATTGGCAAGAGGTCAAAGACAGAGATCAGCAATAACTTACATTTTAGAGAAATGTTACCCATATGCAGTTGATGCTGTACCAATGCAGTTTGGATCAACTCAGATTGCCTCTGTTACTGCACAATTTGCATACATGCGTCATTACACAGTCAACAACGACATCACAAAACTTGCTGGATTTACTGAGTAGGACAGCAAATTCGACTTTTCAATTCCATGAATCGGGGAAAATTTACTCGGCAAAAAATTGCCTCAAAAAGTCGAGCTAAATAAATATACGATTTGAATTACATTTTATGGCATTACCAAAAACGGTTTTACCGACATATGAGTTGGTAGTACCATCTACAGGCAAAAAGATCAAATATCGTCCATTTGTAGTAAAAGAGGAGAAATTGCTTTTATTAGCTTTGGATTCTGGAGATGATACGCAAATAGAGTCTGCTGTTAGGAATTTATTAAAATCTTGTATACAGACAAGAATAAAGATAGATGATTTAACTCTATTTGACTTAGAGTTAATTTTTCTCAATGTTCGTGCTGTTTCTGTTGGAGAGGTAGTAGACTTAGTATTAACATGTAAAGATGATAATGAAACTAAGGTAACTTATAAATTAGACTTGAATGATGTTGGAGTTTTAAGACCAGAAGGTCATAGTAAGAAAGTTGAGCTTACTGATACTATGGGTCTTATTATGAAATATCCTGGATATAACCAATTTATTTCAGGGTCTATAATTGGACAAGCACCAGAACAAGACACTATAACTGAAGTTATAGCATCTTGTATAGATCAAATCTATGATGGAGAAGAAGTTTTTGATTCTTCTACTACTAGTCAACAGGAATTTAAGGAATTTGTGGATGGAATGACTACAAAGCAATTTGGTGCATTACAGAAATTCTTTGAGACATGTCCTAGAGTAGAGCATAATTTTAAGGTTAAAAATCCCAATACTGGTGTGGAATCTGAGTTTAAAATCAACGGGCTACAGAATTTTTTCGGATAGCCCTCTTTCATACATCGTTGGAGGGATATTATAAAACCAACTTTGCCTTGATGCATCATCATAAATATAGCTTGAGTGAACTTGAGGATATGATGCCTTGGGAAAGGCAAGTTTATATTACTCTTGTGATGCAATATATGGAACAAGTGAAATCAGCACAAAAAGCACAACAACAGAAACAGAAAAATGGCTAGTGGAACCGTAGGATATGAAGATACTAGAGGTGATGCTCTTAATAAAGCTTTTGGAGAGCTGACGGATTGGGTTGGTAAAAAGTTATGGGAAAAAATAAGAGGTGGTAAAGAGGAAGAAAAAGGTGAGGGAAAAGGCGGTGCTATTGTATCAGTTGGTAGTGGTAATACCATTAATCAACCAATAAACAATATATTTGTAAAATCAGATAACGGAGGATCAAATTTCTTTGGTAATCGTACTTTAAGTGATGCAAACCCTGTAAACCCTGAAGTAATGCCATCTAATCGTGGCATATTTCCTGCTGCTGGTGGTACTGGTAACTTTGGAGATGATTCGTTTTTCCAAACTGGTGATACTTTAGAAGCGGTTGTAGTTGCAGTTAATAAAAATACTGCTGTAACTATGCAAATAGTTAATGCTATTGAAGAGCAAACTCAGGCTGCTATTACAGCACATCAAGAAACTGCGAGGCAAGCACAGATAGCTTTAGATCGTTCAAAAGCTAGTAAAGAAGAAAGTAATTTAGAGAGAACTAAAAGTTTAAGTTCTACAGACCCATTTAAAAAATTAGCTGGTAGTGCCTCTCGCAGTAGCGGTGGCGGTGGCGGTGGCGGTGGTGCTTTAATGCCAATGATGATGGCTGGAACTAGAGCAGGTCGTCTAGGTATGGGAATAGGTACTAAAAATCTTGCAAATCAGGTTGGAAAACGTGGTTTACGAGCAATCGGTACAAGAACCATGACTGCTTTAGGTGGAAGAACAGGTGCGAGAATAGCAAGTAGACTAGGAATGAGATTTACCAAGAAAGCTGCAACAAGCATTGGTGGTAAGATGCTTGCTAAGAAAATTCCGTTTCTTGGTGCTGGTCTTGGTGCTGTATTTGCTGCCCAAAGATTAGCAAAAGGTGATTGGGGTGGTGCTTTATTAGAATTAGGTTCTGGTGTTGCATCTTCATTTCCTGGAGTTGGAACTGCAATATCAGTTGGATTGGACTCTGCTTTATTAGCCAAGGATATGATAGGTGGTCAGAAAGGATTCCTTAATGGTGGTAGTTTCGATATTAATGCACCTGATTCGGGAGGAATGACCGCAATAAAGACACATGGAGAAGAAAATATTGAAGTTACACCTTTAAATGGTGCTCGTGCTAAGAAAAATGCAATAGCACAAGCTAAATGGCAAGTTGAAGGTTGGAAACAAGCAGGAAATGATCATAAAAAATTAACTGCTTCTGGATTAAGTCAATTTTGGAATGCTGAAGGAGGAATGGATACTTTAGGTGGGATATTAGGTGGAGTTAAAGATCTTGCTGGAGATCTCGTTGACGGTGCTAAGAATATCATCGGTGGTATTGTAGACAAAGTACAACAGGTAACTGGTGGTGAAGATGGTGATGGTAAATTCACTCTTGGTAAAGTTTTTGGTAAAGAGATAGCAATTCCTAATTTATTTTCAGAAGAAGGTAGGACAATTGTAGGTGAATCATTTTCCAATACTGCTGAATCTATTAATAATAGTGGTTTTCTTGAGTCAGTAAGAAATGTAATGGGTAGTCAAAAAGGAGATGGTTTTATTGGACCCGCAGGTTGGGGAATCAAAAATCCATTTGCAAATAATAAAGAGCAAACCCTTAATGCAGATTCAATGCAACAGGTCATAAATCAGATGACTCCTGAACAGATTCAAGCTATGTTGGATACATCAGTTGGAAGTGAGTATGAAGGTGTTCCTGTTACACAACAGTGGCATGATTTATTAAACAAGCATCAAGCAGAACAAGCAATTCAGGGTGATCAAACAAATTCTGGTAGTAGTTTTGCTGATTCACTTGCTATGGCTCAATTATCAGATGGTGGTATGGGTGGTATGGTTATTCAGAATTTCTATAATTCAGGTGATGGTGAAAAAGGAGAAACCATTTCACCTAACTTTACAATGCCTACTACTGGTCATGGAGAGTTCCTAACTACATTTTCTGCTCTTAATCTCGCTACTCTATAACTATGGCATCATCAGCATCAGAATTCGAGCTAAGGTCTTGTAAAATATTTCCTAATGATGGTAGAGATCCTGTAGTTGTTACTCTGTCTCTAATACAATTCTTTGTATATTCAGAAAATATTACATCTCCTTTCGTAGCAGGAAGGATGGAGATTGTTGATGCTGGTGGTTTATTAAATGCGGTTCCTATACAAGGAACTGAAAAAATAGAAATTGTTGTTAGAACTGTTGTTAATGATGGATTGGTTACGTATAATATGCGTATTTTCACTGTTCAAGGTAGATATGCTCAAAATAATATACAAACATATACCATTGGTATGATAACTGAGGAAGCACTAGGTAATGAAGTTATTAGATTGAGTGCTCCTATTACAGGAACTGGTGATCAAATAGCTGCTAAATTACTTACAGAACATCTTAATACTCAAAAAGATTTTTTTAGTGAACCTACGTTATTCAAAACTAAATTGTTACCTATAAGAAGGAGACCATTTGATATTATTTCATCAATAGCAACAAAGAGTATTTCTACAAAATCTTCATTTACTACACCTCAAACAGATACAGAGGAGTTTCCATGGGAAACTAATGAATCAGTAAAGGGTAGTGCTGGATTTTATTTTTGGGAAAATAGAAGAGGATATAATTTCTTTTCTTTAGATGCTTTATGTGATGTTGAGGGAAAACAGTTTGCTGCTCCATCATTAAAGTCTCCATCATGGGGACCATATATTGAGCAAGTAGCAAATGATGATATTGCTGATACTCAATTCTCTATTCAATATTCTCACTTTGGATCTGATCTTAATCTTTTAGAAAGTCTTAGGAAAGGTAAGTATTCTACTAAAGTGGCTACTTTTAATTTATCTACAGGAGAATATGATGAAGTAGAATATAATATTAGTAGTGCTTATGACAATATAGCACATCTAGGAGGAAAAACTACACAACCAAAATTAAGCACTGGGGAAAAGGATTTAACAAAACAATACTCACGAATTATAGTTTCTTACATAGATCATGAGACATGGTATAATAAAGGTGGTCCAGCTTCACCAGAAGAGCAGGATGGTTCTACGGATCCTACAGAATTTGCTGATTGGGTGAAATACTATGCTGCTCAGAGTAATGCTAGATATGAGTTGTTAAGACAACAGCAATGTACTATCGTAATTCCTGGAAATTCCGAAATATGTGCAGGAGATAAGGTTACGATAAAATTAAAGAGTAAGTTGCCAAATGAAGAATCCAGGACACAACCATACGATCCAGAGAGTAGTGGTGTATACTTAGTATACGAAGTCGCCCATAATTACAGCCTGAAACCACCTTCCTCTGGAAATGGTCACTTTACATCGACTTTAGTTCTTTGTAGAGATTCTTCAGGTGTTAATGATGCAGCTGAGTACTAAATACATTGATAAGGAGGTATTCTCTCACATGGAAAGTATCGAAAAGCACATAGAAAAAGATAAAGCAATTCTTGACGATCCAACAACAAGTCCTGCTGCTAGACGGCATATCAAGGATGAGTTACATGATCTGATAGAATATGAAGAGCATCATCACGACGAGATAGTAGCAGGAGATCATCACGATCCAAATGCTATCGAACTCTTTTGTGATCAGCATCCAGATGAACCAGAATGTTTAATATACGATGATTAAATGGACCTATTCTCGCAGATAAATCCAACTGGAAGAATCGGTCAAGACGGTTTCAGTTGGTGGATTGGACAAATTGAAGGTACTGCTCGTGATGAAGTAAACAACAAGGGCGGTTATCGTTTTAAGGTAAGAATAATCGGGGATCATCCAAAAGATCCTGAGATTCTTTCTACCGCAGATTTGCCATGGGCAAATGTAATGATGCCTGTCAACGTTCCATTTCTGCCTGGAAATACT